ACGGCGGAGGGGGTGGGTTTCAATCCTTCTCTTGCAAAAGTTACCCACTCTTTTTGGCTTCTTAAATGTTGGTTTAACCCTTGCAAAGCGATTGTAGCGTCTCCCCATCGTTTCTCTCCCAATGCAACAGCGGCTTCTTGGGCTAGTTTTTGTGCGCGGTTAAAGGTCGGCAACTTGCGGTGTTCGTTGGCATAATCAAGCAACGCCTTGTCTAACTTTTCTCGAAATTGTTGTTCAGGAACATTATCATATTTAGCATTGTTTCTGATATTTTCATTGAACTCTTTGTCAAAACCATATTTGTCTGTTAAAGCTCTTAAACCACGTTCCACTTTTTCTTTGACAGTATCGTAGCCAGCGTAATCAAATGTATTCTGGTCATTCATGCGATGCAGTAAATCCCCAACAGGTTCAACAATGTCTAATACTCCGCCACCATTGGCATCTAAAACCCTACCCATAGCCTTTTCTGGTGCGTCACGTTGCAGGCGTCCCAAGTTGATAAAATCCTGTTCTGTTTTTTCTTCCCCTTCCCCTGCCTTTGGTGCTGGCTTGGCTGGCACGGCGGAGGGTTGGGTTTTGGACTTGTTAAGTCTCTGACTAATTTGTTGTTCCAGAAAATCGTCAAACTGCTGTTCTTCAGGAGTCAGTTTTCGATTCGCATTGAGCTTTTCCAGATGCGCGTCTATTTTCCGTTGCATTTCAGGAGACGATTCATCAAAGAATTGTTGCAGAGCGTCGCCTCTATTTCGTTCATCTGAAATTTCAGCTTTTCTTTCGGCTAGAAGTTCGAGTTTATGCTGTTGGTGTGGGTCGTTTGTTTCCTCATTCCAACCTTCTTCTAGTTCCTTGATTTTGCCGATTGTGCCAATTCGCCGCAACTTTCCATACCAAGCGTTTTTTAAGTCATCCGGCATCCTCACTTGCACGACAGGCTTTGCCGTTGGAACTGGCGCGGTAGGGGGTGGTTCTACGAGGGGTTTTGGCTCAACCGTAGCCTCCGGCGCGGGCGGTTTGGTTGGTTGCGCCACATCCCTGACCATTCCCAGTCGCTCCCGTTCTTTAGCAAGCAAAGCCACAGCTTCGTCCCATGAAAGACTATATTTGGCCGCAATCTCCTTAACTCCCTCTCGTCCGCGTGCGGCTGCTTCGTCACGGCTTAACATTATTGTCGGCGCTGGAACTGTAGGAAGTGGTGTTTCTTCACCCACTGGTGGCCGAACTTCTGGTTGAGGAACGCTCTCTGGGCTTGTGATTGTGCTGGCATTTTTTGCTCCTGTGGTTGGTGGTGTTGGTGGTTTTGGTTTTCCTCTTAATCCATACGCTCCCGCTAGTGGCGCGAACACGCCTGTTTGAACCATGTTCGCTCGCAGTTGTGCAATCTTCGCTTGGTCGCGTTGCGCTTCTGGCTTGCCCATTTCCTCGCCATATTGCGTTGCCAAGTCTTTGACTCCGGCAATCATTTGTGCGCTGAATCCTAAAGCCGTTGCGCGTTGAACTATCGCCGGAACATCGGCCATTAAAAGAAACGGGGCAGTTCCCGCCGCGCCCTGTGCTGTCATTGAGGCTGCGGCAAGATAAGGATGCTTCGCTGCGAGTTGGCGATTTTGAACATCAACGGGCAATTCTTTACCCATTACCGCTGCCGTAAGATTTCCGCCGTAACCAGGATGAAGTGTGGCCGTGTCAACAGCGTCAGACAAAGCTCCCCGCGCTTCATCAGCCGTGATTCCAAGTGCCTTCTGAACCGCTCCGATTGACGAGCGGACAATATCACCGCCTACGCTTGTGACGGGCAACCGCTTCAGGCTGTCGGAAGCAGAAGGTTTGTCCTGCGCCCAATCAGGAACGGTTTGGGTGTCTTGCGCCCAATCGGGAATGTCTGTGGCAGTGGGCATGGTTCATTGGCTTACTACACGTCGGCTTTCCTCGGACATTCCATGTGGCAAAGGTTCTTCAGTTTGTGATTGTCCGGCAAGAATTTGAGCCGACAAGCCAGCACCGAATCGTGCATCAAACTTTGCTGCTGCTTTTGGATTCGCTCGCAAATAATCAATGTCTGCGGGTGTGGGGATGGGTTTGCCTGTTTGTGATGGAGGCGCATTAGTTGGAGTCGGCAAATTTGATTGCGTTCTAGTCAGCGCAGCAGCGGCAGGAGAGGCTGGCTGTGTCGGAGCGGGAGCGGGTGCTGGCGGATTCGTCCCCGTGCCAGCCGTCAGTGTCGAGGCCGCTGTTTGATATTTGCTGGAAATCGCCTTCCGCTGACCCATCAAATCGCTAATTTTGTCTTGTAAAACCTTCTGATTGGCGGGCGTAGCTGACGAATACGCTCTAAAATAACCCAAGATTTGTTGGTCAAGAGACTTCGCATCTTTACTATCTGTATCTGACCATTTATTTTCTTTTTCGGACTGTTGCTGCTTCCAAGCCTGTGCAAGAGCAAGAATCTGATTTCTGTCCGTGGCACTTTTGTCTTGATTGCCCCAGTGGGCGGCCTCGTTCGCGTAGTGACCCGATACTGCGGCCAGCTTCGCCGCTGCCGTTTGGCCACTCTGATCAATCTTTTCCTGCCCCAGTAATCCACCCTGTTTCAACGCCGCCTGCCTCAATGCCAGTGCCGCCGCCGCTTGCTGGTTTTGTGTCTGGGCATCCTGTCGGTTAAACTGCAACTGGTCTCGCCGTAAAGAGTCTGCCGCTTTTCGCTCTTGCACTTCTTCGGCAAGCCGTTGGCGTTCGATATCGAGTTGCGCGCCACGGGCGGCAAGATTTCCCCATTCTTGGGTGTTAATGTTGAGCCACGGAGCAAGTTGTCCTAGTGCCATAAATTTATGTTAATAACCGTAAAGTGATTCCGGGTCATTGTTATACAAAGCCGATGTTATGTCCGAGCCGAGTGTTGGATTCGATGATGCATAAGAGTTATCGCCGGAATACATATTTTGCTGTATGTAGTCTGCCGCATTGCTGTCTGACGATGTTGGGCTATATCCCGCAAGCATCTGTTGAAGCAATGTAGCATAGCCCGGTTGTGCGGGTGATGTGGGTGATGCGGGTGATGCGGGGTTGGAAGGCGTGCTTCCGCCGCCGCCTTTTCCAGAACCCAGTGCGACAGCTTCCCATGCCGCCAGTGTTGGATTTGCAGCAGCCGCATTTGTCGCGTTGCTTGAAGCAATCGTTGCAGCCAAATCCTGACTCGTCTGCATCCCTCCACTGGTCGAAAGGAATGAATTGAGATTTGTCGAACCAGCCTGTTGCAATTCTTCCTGAGTCAACCCAAGCGTTTTCAAAAGTGTTTCGTCCACCAATCCGGTATTGCCGCCTTGACCGAGTGAAAGGCCGCGCGCAGCCGCTGAATCTTCCAGATTCTCGGTCGTGCCGGGTGACAACTGACCGGCCAATTCGGAATTGATGTTTCCGGTTTCCGCCGTAGTCGCTGCGCTAACACCTGGGATTTGCTGTTCCTGTTGCCAGACCGAAGGTGGTATGCCGATTGCGCCAGGAACCATACCAAACGTCGTGTCACTGCCTTGCGTTGGTGTCGGATTCAAACTGAACGGGACTGAACCGCCAGATGTCCCTGTGCTTCCAGTTGATGGAACACCGCCATAAGAGCCGCCAAGTCCGCTCGCAGCACCGTTGAAATAACTACCCGTGCCGGACGCGGGATTAAACGCATTTGTGCCGGTCGTTCCACCAGCGGGATTACCGAACTGACTCATAATCTCTTGTCCTGCGATGCTTCCATAAGAACCCGCAGCAGCAATAGCATCTTCCCAACTGCCCGGATTGTAGGTGCTAGTCGTTGGGGCTGGACTGTTGGTGTAGCCTGTTATGTTCCCGTTGACGCCGTAAATTGGAGTTTGTGCTGCCATAATTAAAAAATCCTTCTTCGTTGCGGTGTTGAGTTTTGAAAGTATTCCACGACAAATTGTTCATCCGGAAATCGCGTTTCCATGTCCCGATTTAATTCGTGAATGGCTGATGCTTCAAACGCTGCCGCACCCTGAATGTCCCCGGCCTCTTTCTTGCGAATAGCCAAAACCATGTCACGCAAGGCGTCCTGATTTTCGATCAGCACATTATCGGTGTCGGCCAAAGCGGGAATGAACGCCAGCTTTGCAATCACAGAGATGAAAGGCAACGCATGATGAAGGTGTCCGAACCCGTCCAGTCGCATCACGGTATATTCCGGCGTTTGTTCCGAGGGCTGGTAAATTGACAATGGCAACAGGTTGCCGTTGTTATCATCCTGCTGGCAGGTGATGTAACCGTTGGACAACGCCTTGACCACACGCTGAATCTGACCGAATTGGACGTTCGACACGTTCATGGGATAAGTCTGTCCCGGTGGAATAGCTAGAACCAATGTCGCTTGTGCCGGGTTGCCGCTTCCATCAACTCCGAAAAATGAAACATTGATGCCAACATCATTCACGTTGTTCGAGGTCGCCCGAACATACATCGGTTGGGATGGATTGATTTGGTTATAGACAGGCGTCGTGCCGATGTTGTAAGCCACACGCTTATGATGATGCCGCCAGTTGACAGAATCGCCACCGATAAAATCATCAAACCAATGCCTGAATTCATCGTTCCACGGAACGAATTTATACCAAAAGTTTTTCACTTCCGCATGATAATGTTCATTCACGGCAAGAATGGACTCAACTTCACGCGGACAAATCAGAACTGGATGCGGCGACCACACCATTGTCAGAAGCATGGGCTGGACAGAAGCCCACCAGTTGCCCCGGATGATCAACTGGCGCGTTGCGTCGTTGACGTAATTGACGAAATCGCCAGATGTGGTGGCGATGCCGCATGAGCGGCCAACCGGCCCCAACTTAACTTGTCCAAGTGTTAATAGCATAATCCAACAACCTGCAAAGTTACGTATCCAAGACTGCTGAAGGAATGTGCGCCACCCTTCCCACTGAATTGTGTCGCACTGTAAGTGAAATTTGTCAATAACGATTCCACGGCAGATGTCACATCAGACCCATTGTAATAAAACTTCACCGTAGTTGGAGTGGCTGGTAAAGGGTTGTTCCAAGAAATCGGAGTCCCGCCGCTGGAATTCTGCCAAATCTGATAGTAATAGTTGGTTGAGGAAGAATCCTGTCGGACAAAAGCCGTTGTTGTTTGAACCGGCGAATTCAACTGATACTGTGCAGCGACGGTTGCATGAACGCCACTGTTGGTCGTGTAGGTGATACTGACATTGTTCCCTGCAACCAATTTTGTGACCAAATTGGGCGTCAAAAGAATCCGGTTTGTTGGAATGGTTGACCAGTTCGTGAGATTTCCTGATGCGGGCTGTAATCCTGCTTTACTGGAAGCGTAAAGATTTGTCGTGGAACCGAGCGTAACGGTTATCACCCCGCCGTTCGTTGTGACTGTTTCCGTCATGTTCGAGTTCACAATGATACTGGCAACCAACGCCTGATTTGTTCCCCAATGAAGTGCGATGGTGTTGACGTTGGTGGTGTTTGCCAAAGTCAGATAATTGCTCGAAGCGTTTAGCGTGGTAATGGTCGGATATGGCGCGATGGCGGATATGACGGATGAGGTTGTGGCGTAATACGCCGCCACATTGGACGACTGCAAATAATTCTGTAACAACACCCAAGCGGGTGTGGCAAACCCGATGAAGATGTTTGAGGTCACAAGCCCGTTCGTTGTTGGGATCGCCGGAGCGTTTGTGAATTTGGAATAATTCAGGTTGCTGGATGAAGTCAGATACGATCCCGTCGGTTGAAATGTTGCCGCAGCCGTGGCAGCGGAAATCAGTCCATTGGTGTAGTTGGTCGCTTGTTGCCAGTCGCCAACTGGTGCAAGATAATTCTGCCAGCTATAAGAGTTGGTCGTGAACGCACCCCATCCGGCAAGCGTCACCGCATTGATGTTGGTAATGTAAGTGATGTTGCTGACATTGAGGGTCAGAGTATAAACGATGCCGGTTGTCGTTTGATTGGGAGTAATGATGAGTGTGCCGTTGCCGTTGGTGATGGCAGAGACGACCGACAACCCAAGCTGCGTCATTCCGTTAGTCGCGCTCTTGGTGAGATAGCCAGACGAATTGTTTGAATATACCGCATTGTTGATATTGGTAATCACCGGCGGCGCGTAAGACTGTAAAGCTAGTGGGAAATTATTTGAGACCGATAAAAGCTGCGTCTGTGTTGCAAGATTTGTGTTCGACGGCGGGGGTAGTGTCTGGAAAACATTGGAGGCTTCGCCGTTGGTGTCCGCGTATTGCGCGACGTTGCTGACGGTCAACCCGCCAGCATTTTGCAACAGAGATTCGGTGATGAATGAAGCCACACCGGAATAAGCAAGTGTGACTTTAGGCATTGGGGGGGAGCCTGCAAGTTTGAGATATAAACCCGGATAATACTGAAAGATGTTTGTCCAAAAACCCGTAAGTCCTCCGATTTGAGATATATACAAAGTTTGCCCAACAGCATTTGGATTTATCAACCACCAATTCGTTTGGTTATAATATTGATCAATGTAGGTGCTATAATTCGTCCAGACAGGAAAATTGGTGAATGAAGTATCCAACAAGTAATTCCCGTTTGCAATGGATTCACCCGCACCTGACACAACATAGTATTGCTGTCCTTGTCCTTGCTGCTGCAAAACACCTTTTGCCGCCCCAGTGATTGCAAACGACGGGTCTTTGTTCGTCGTGAACGTATTCTGCTTGATGCCAATGGGCGTCTGCGCCAAAGCCTTTGGACAAAAGATGGCTAGACAAAAAATGACAAGACAGATTTTGACAATGTTTTTCATTCGTCGAATCCAATTACGACAACAGTTTTGTTTGTGCCGATAAGATTGCCGGTATCGGCGTAGTTAAAGCCCGATGTTCCGTTAGCCGTCAGAGTTGAAACAGAATACGAACTGCCGTTGTAATAAGCCTTGAGCGAAGTTGGAGCCGCTACCAACGCCGATGACCATGAAAAGGCAGTAGAAGTCGTAAGCATAGACGGTGTTGTTACGAAACTTACCGATTGCCATGCCACCGAAGTCTGGTCAACACCCGAACCGATGGTGTAAGTTATTCCGTTGGCGTTTGTGCTACCTTGAACTGTTGCGCCTGTGTTTTGTGTAATCGAAGTCACAACATTCGTGGTGAGCAAAATTGTGTTTGTTGGAATTCCAGACCAGTTCGTGAGGTTCGCGCTGGCAGGCTGAAATCCAGTGACTGCGCCGCCATAAGAACCAAGGGTGGCTGTGATAACTCCGGCATTGGTCACGAATGAAACCGTCATGTTGGATGAATAGGCGATAACACCGACAAACGGCTGACTAATAGGCCATGTCTGGGTAATGGCAGTTGCGTTCGATGAAATCTGTAAATGCAATGAATTACTTTCCGAATTCAATACGGTTGCGGTGATTAAAGTAGACAAAGCGGCATTGACATAGTTTGTCGTGGCATAGGTTAAAAGAGCGTTTCCGTTGGTGTAGCCTTGCGATATTACCCAATTCGTATTAGCAAAGCCATTCGTGATTGAGGCTGTCACAAAGCCGTTAGTAGTCGGTATGGAAGGTGGGTTGGTGACATTGTTAAAATTTAAGCTGCTGCTGCCGGTTAGATAAGTGCCGATTGGCTGATAAGTAGCCGCTGCGGTTGCGGCAGGCAACAGGCCATTCGTGTATTGCTTTGCATTGGTGTAATCGTTGATCGGAGCAACATAAGCAGACCAAGACGCCGAGTTGGTCGTCAACGCGCCGTAGTTAGTGAGACTGGTCGCATTTAAGTTTGTCACATTGACATTGTTCGTGCCGGTCGCTGTGAGCGTATAGACGATGCCTGACAAAGTTTGATGGTTTGACGGAGTGAACCCGCCGCCAGAAATAATGGCTGACACCACATTGATTCCCAAAGCCGTTATACCATTGGTCGCAGAAGATTGCAGATAGCCCGCCGGATTGTTTGAATAAATCGAATTAGCAACCGCTGTGGATTCCAGACCCACATAATTCGTTGAGTTTAACCAGAGAGTGTTGCTTGCTCCTGTCAGTTGCGGCTGCGTCACAAGCGATGCTGGCTGATTGGTCGAGGCAAAATTTGTCGCCTGTTCCCACCAATAAAGGGCTGTTCCAAGCGGGTCAGCATAGAGGCTGTAATTATTCGTGTCCAGACCGCCAGCGGCTTCGATGACATTCGTTGAAAGCGATGCGGCGATACTGCCTTGAATTGCGCCCGTAGCGATATTCGTCGCCAGATTCAGCGCGTCGTAAGGGTCGTTCGTGGTGAAGTCGTTGTAATAGAACTGTGCCGCGCCAAGCCGAAGGCCGAGCAACATTACCGCCATGATGATGATTTTCTTCATATCCAGAGTTGTGTAACAGGATTCCAGTTATAGACCGTCAGGGTGTCCAAGTCGTAATAAATGCCCGCATTGTTTGCAGGCTTTTGGGTTGTGGGTGCGCCATTGCCCGAAAGGTAGCTCGAACCCAGTGAAGTTGCAAGAACGCCACTGCCAGTCGCCGTCGTGTCATCACCCCAATAACCCGACGGATTCCAAAAATATAACGCTTGATTCGTGTAATCGAAATATGTTCCTGCATTGTTGGCCGGAGTCGGTGTGGCGGCAGTCGGTGCGCCTGAACCAGCGAACGCTTGGCGACCAGCAGAAAAAACGAATGAACCTGTTGGAACGATCCCGGTGTCCCATTGAGTCCCAAGCCAGAGATAAAATTCTTTGTTCGTGGCGTCAAAATAAATGCCCGCTTCACCACTGCCGGGATTTTGGATTGTGGGTGCACCATAACCGGCAAACGCTTGTTTCAAAAACACGGCTGGCGGCGACGGAGCCGGTGTTGGAGTTGGAATAATTGGTCTAGCAAATTCCGATTGTGGAACAACCGACGCTTTCACAGCCAGCCCCATAAAATTACACGAACCAACCATCGTAACCCGGACTTGAAAATCATACCCATCACGATATTGAGTGCCAGAAACGGATGTGCCGCCAATGGGATTTCCAAGCCCCATCCTGACGGCATAGGGCGTGCTGTTTTTGACATTGTTGACCGACCATGAATACCACGGATGCCATTGCGTATCGTAATCCGGCCTGAATTCAACTGTGAAATTGACCAGACCGATGATGTTTTGGACATAAACCTCACCATCCTCCGACCGCAGTAAATCGTATTCACCCGAAGTTTCGTTCCGACCGAAAAGCACCGAGGATTCAAACTGCCATGTCGTCCGAGTCGTGCCGGTAATGTCCTGACCATCTACCGTGGTAAGTAATTCCGATAACCCGACGGTTGATGTGGTTACTCCGTTTGTGGTTGTCTGATTCGATGTGAACTCAAAACATCGGACTTCACTTCCGAAAATTCCCGTCATCCATTGCAGCGTGTTCAATCCTGTCCATTCCCCCTCCCAGACTGCGGGAGATTTAGTCTGCAAATTGCTGACTGTATCAAGATTCATCACTACGGAGTTCTGAAAATACGCGCCTTTGGTTCCACTAACGGGAGAGCAACCGAAGATAACGCGATTGTCGAACTGCACCGATGAGCAGAAATTGAGAAGACTTGGGGTGTCACCGTTGATTACCCGTCCGACTTCTTGGCTGCAAGGCGTGCTGTTCCATTTGTAAAAGTCCAATGAAGCAATGGTCATGGAACGGACGCCATCGGGCGCACGGAACAGGATGTCGCCGTTCACCGGAATTGTTGACCACTGCGATAATCCGCCAGCACCAATAAGCGACACTGTGACAATCGGAGTTGTCAGACTTGGCCATGTCGTCATGTCCGCCGGGGCACTGACACTGAAAACGCTTTGCGTCGTAAAAACTTGAAGCGGCCCCTGCCCAAGCTGGACATTCATCGTTGGGGCGACAACCAACGCCCTGATTGTGCCGTAGTTTCCGGGGATGCTAAACGTGCCGCCATTGGACAGAAGCGTGTTCTGCATCGTGTAGAGGATGGCATCGAGAAAACCGTTTGCCGCCGTGCCACTCGATCCGCCAACTGCGTCACCAGCAACAAACTGTGTGCCGTTGGGGAGCGATGTCCAGATTCGTCCTTGGCAATATGTCCACGCCTTGCCGCAGGGTATTCCGATTACAGTTTGAACGACGACATTTTGCAACACAACCCCGGCGACGACTGAATTGTTTGTCAGGTAATAGGTCGTAGCAGTAGATGGTGAATCAATAGTGCATTGCAAATTAGCCGCTGGACTGGTTGTGTTACTGCCGACAAAAACAGTCGCTCCCTGTGTTGAAGTGGTCGGATAAGACGCACCTCCTGAAAGCACAACCGCCAATGCTGTATTCGGAAAGCTGTAAGTTAATCCTGTCCCGCCAATGGTTCCAATCGGAGCGTAGCTGACAACCGGCACTGTGGCTTGCGTCTGGTATTGAAGCGTGATGGCTGTGATTTGAGAATTACTTCCGTAGGGGTCGGATGGAAGCGGAATGGTGAAACTGCCCGATGCAATCATGGATGGCGTGATTGCACCAGAAGTTACTTGAGTTGTTGCTCCTGTGGGTTGCAGAGGACTGCCATATGGAGAACCCGTCAAAGCAGCCCACTGTGCAACCGTTGCGACCGCTACCAGCGAACCCGCGACAAAGCCAGTCGTGTTTTGCGCGTTGTTGGCATCGGCGGTATTAACGGTCGGGTTTGGAGAATACGCAATCGGATAACTCCCGCCGATATTTATAGTCGGATTGCTTATTGGGTAATTTGAATTTTGGAGAAAAATCGTGTCCCCGGTTTTAACAGTTCCCGTTGCTGCCGAAGATAGCACCGCACCGCCGGTCATTGGCGGAACAATCGTAAGTGCCATCTGGCCGATGTATTGATTGCCAGCATACGCGGGCGTAACAGGACTTATCCCCGCCGTAATACCACCCGATGGCGCATAAAGGGCAACCGGAATGTTGAAGAACTTCGGGTCAATAGTTGTGATGTCGGTTGTCACTACCGCTACAATGACACCGCCAGAAACAGGAGCTACAAGCGCGGTTCCATTCGAGAATGTTCCAACGACTTGTTGCAGCGAATACGAGCGGAAAGATTTGTTGCCATCAAACACCAGCGGGTTAGGCGTTGTCCCGTCCTGCACGATAAGATAGTTTTCAGCCTGCCCAAGCCACGCCTGCGGTGCAGTCGCCGAGTTCAAATCAGGAACACCCGCGCTTATGATTGGCGTGTATTCCTTAACCGCAATCATTCCTGGTGAAACAACGTAAGCTCCTACAATGCTGACCGAGAAATCCGGTGTGAATCCGAACAGCCGTCCGCTGATGAGCGCAAAGAATGTCGGGCCGGGTAGAATTGAACTTGCATTGGGCTGATATGCCTGTGGTGTTGCACCTTGGAAAAGTCCGTTCTGAACGAAGTAGGAAACTGAATCTGTCCCGCCGATGACCAGAATCCCGCCATCCGAGAAATTGTAGGAAAGGATTTTTGGCATGGGGCCGATAAACCCGCCGCGAACCGTAGAGTTCACTGCCCACGCGAGCTTGTCTTTCTTGAGCAAGTGCGGGTCAACCCCGCCGTCAATGCCGCCCAAAAAGTTGCCGAGAAAATCTTTTAGAAATGCCGACTTTGTTGCTGTTCTAGCCATCAATTCATATAACTAATCTTTGTCTTATGGATTTGCAAGATGTATTGTTGGCTCATGCTTAAATATGGAGAGAATTGGGTTGATACCGATCCGCTTTTAATCGAACTCACAATGATCAGGGAGTCTGATGAGTATTTGAAATCTGCTGGAACAAACCGGCTTCAACACTATCTAAACGCCCACAAATTGCTCTGGCCGGAGGACGAACAACATCGCTGGTTTGTAAAAGGACTGAAATCCATTGTTGAAAATAAGGTGAGTGTATTTCTTGGAAGCGCAAGTTCTGGAAAAACTTATTTGATGGCCGCTCATTGCCTGATAACTTTTTGGGCGTTCCCTTTCACATCGTTTGCGCTGGTTTCCTCGACGGATATGCGGAGTCTTGACCAAAAAATTTGGGGGAGGGGAATCAAGTGGCTTTTCAATCGTGCGCGGGAGCGTTACCCGTGGCTGGAAGGTTATCTGCTCGAATCTGCAAGAGCGATTGTCCCGGACAAAATTGACGATGAAGGCCAATTCGCAAGATTGCTTTCCAGAGGTATAGCTTGTGTGCCCTGTATTTCAGGTGGCCGCTTCGTTGGCATGGGAAAATATCAGGGCGTTAAAGCCCCTAGCTCGCCCGGAAAACATGACGGCCTGTTGACTCATTACGGAGATGAATCCGCCGTTATGGAGACCAGCTATCTCGACGCATACACAAACTGGACTGTGGATGATAATTTCAAGGGCGTCCAATCTGGCAACCCGACTGACATATCCGACCCCCTTTGCACCGCCGCCGAGCCGATTGGCGGTTGGGACTCATTCATTGACAATGGTAAAACTCAAGAGTGGACTTCGCGTTGGCATGATGCCCATGTCGTTGCGTTCGATGGCAGGGACACTCCAAACAATGACCAGTCGGGAACAAAATATCATTTCCTGATTTCAAAACCGTTTATCGAAGGGCTGCGAAAAACTTATGGCGACGATTCATGGCAACTCTACCAGCAGGGCATCGGTAAACCGTCAAAAGGGATGGTATCAAACCGCGTCATCACCATCGGTCTTTGCGAACAGCATCACGCCTTTGATTCTGTTGTCTGGAAGGGAACGCCGCGAACGAAACTCTACGCTTTAGACCCGGCGTATGGCGGTGGCGACCGTTGCGTTGGTGGAGAGTGCGAGTATGGTGAGGACAAGGACGGCAACATTATCTTCTCGGTAGGCACACCGGAAATAATTCCAATCCGACTGAACGCATCGCTCGATGCCGAAGGACAAATAGCGGAGTTCATCAAACAGCAATCCGACCGGCTCGGTATTCCACCAAAAAACATTTTCTACGATTCATTTGGGCGCGGCACACTCGGATCATCCTTCGCAAAGCAGTTCGGTTTCAACTGCCCAATTCCTGTGGACTCCGGCGCGCGTCCAACTGACAGGCCAGTGCGATTCGATTTATTTGTGGACGATGGAAAGAATGGGAAACGGCTGAAACGGTGCGATGAGCAATACCAAAAGTTCGTAACCGAATTGTGGTATTCTATGCGAGAAGCCATTGAGTCAGATCAAGTGCGGGATTTGCCGATGGAAGTCGCCCAAGAAGGCCAGTGCAGATTGTTCAAAACTGTTGCCGGAAACAAAATCGAAGTCGAACCCAAGGAGGACATGAAGGAACGGTTAAAGAAATCTCCCGACCTGATGGACTGGTGTTGCGTAGCCCTTGAAGGAGCTAGGCAACTTGGCTTCCAGATTCAACGCATTGGCCGGAACGTGATAAACGCAGATAGCGATGAAAATTATTTCACAAAAGAAGCGGAAGAATGGGACAACGCTATCAAGGCCGGACTTTTGAAGCATTGACAAAAATTTAATTTCTGATAATCTATGTCTAATGAATTGTGATGTTTTTACAAAAAAACCCTCTCGGAGTAAAAAGTTGTGTATATCTTAAAATCCTATAACAATCCGCTGCCGAACAATTATGTTTATGAACAGAATGGCCATAGCTTCAAAGCCAACCCCATCATCGAGGAAGTGGTCAAGGATGTCTCTAACTTTCGAGTCGCCAATAATCTTCCCCGTGCCAGTCTGTCAGAGTGCCTCGAAGATGTGGACTGTTACAACTGTGCCATTCGGAAAAACGACGGGCGGTTTTGTTGGGATTCTCCCGAATCGTTTGAACGAATCCACAAAGACCACCGTTTCGTTAAACAAAATTGTGCAGGCTGCGGAACGGTTGTAACCCAAAATTGATTTTATGCCAAACTGGGAAACTCCACAAAAAGTTTTGGAAACAATTCAAGCCGGAGACGAAACAGAATTTGAACGCGGTAAAAACCGTGTCCTCGTAAATAAGGCGGCAAACAACGATGAGTTAGTGGAAAAAGCAGAAGCCAAACGAATTGGCATGGACATTAACATCCGATGGGGAGAACCTATGGAGTCGTTGTCTCACGCACGCCGTCAATACCTCACCAACTTCTGTTCACAAGACAATTATTTTACCGTGTCCGTTCCCAAAGCACCGGAAGAAGTGCGGTCTGATTGGGGCGATTTCATCACCGAGTTCATCAATGACGTGATGAAGGAGGGCGAGCATGAATTGGATTACTTTGAAGTGCATCGCTCCAAATGGTCGGGGGTCGTCAGTCACGGCATAGGCCCTATAATGTGGGAGGACACTTACAACTGGCTTCCGCGATACGTTGCCATTGAGGACTTGCGAGTTCCCACCGACACCGAGCTTTCATTCCGCAACCTCACTTGGTTTGCCGTTCGCATACCCTATACGCCGGGAGAACTTTCTCGCAAGGCATTTTCCAAGACTAAGAGTAAGTTCAAATGGGACAAGAAGGCTGTCTCGGCAATTTTGGAGAATGTCAAAGAGTGCAATACCACGATGGCCGAAAACAACTACGATTTCAACACCGTGCCGGAGAAATTTGAGGAATTACGGAAGCAAAATGCCGGTTACTGGTCTGGGGACGCCATGCCGACAATCAATCTTTGGCATTTTTACCACGAGGACGATGACGGCAGTTGGCATCTGAAGGTCGTCCCTGAAAACAACACGTCAGGTGTTACCGCCGAGGCTGATGACAAATTTATCTGTGAACATGAGGGAGCGATTGCTTCAAGTTGGCGTCATATTTTGCACGTTCAGTTTGGTGACTTGAATAACAAAGCACCGTTTTTGTATCACTCCGTCCGCTCGCTCGGATTCGCTCTCTTTGAAACATGTTTCTGGACGGATTTTACCCGTAACCGGCTGCTCAAACACACGCTCGATCAGTTCAACATACTGCTTCGCATAGCCGACCCTGTTGATCGCGCTCGCGCCCAGATTCAGGTATTTCAAAATCTCGGCGTAGTCAAACCAGGCGTGTCCATTGTGCCCGCCGCCGAACGTCACCAGATTGATTCCGGTCTCGCTGAAATGGCGTTGGCAATGGGCAAGCAATTACAGCAGGAAGCATCCACGGCCTACACCCAAAACATTGACACCGGCACGCAGAAAGAACAAACCGCATTCGAGACGGGCGTGAAAGTCCAACAGACAAATGCCATGCTGTCAGGACTAATGTTGGTAGCGCGTATCTACGAGAAATCCGCTGCCAAAGAAATCTGCCGCCGGTTCTGTCTAAAAAAGTCCGATGACGAGGACGTGATGGCTTTCCAAAAGGCTTGCAAAAAGCATGGCATAGCAGAGGAATGGATTGATGTAAAAAAGTGGCGCGTGGAAATCACACAGCCGCTCGGTGGTGGCAACCCCACAATGGCAATGGTGGAGGCGGAGAACGCAATGAAGTTACGTCCCATGCTCGACCCGTCCGCACAGACCGAGGCGTTGCACGACGCAGCAGTTCAAATGGTCGGCTCGCGCCGGGCAAAAAGATGGGTGCAACCCGGCAAGAAGGTTGTTTCCGATGCCGCTTCCGCCGCCGCAGCCAATTTCCCTTTAATGATGCTTGGTATGCCGCCGTCCATCCCCGAAGGATTGAACCCCATCGAACAGATTCAAAAACTGCTCGAATTGTGCGTTCGTTACATCCAGAAGATTGAAGCCACAACCAAACTTGCAACACCAATGGAACTCATTGGTCTGCAAAATGTGTCTGCGTTCGTCGGCAAACTGATTCAAGGGATGCAAGGTGATGCTGGCAATGAACCGAAGATGAAGGAATTTGCAAAGGCATGGAGCCAAGTCAACAACGAAATCAAAAAGTTGCAGCAACACCTTCAAATGCAGATGCAAAAGCAACAGCAACAAAACGGCAACGGCGAGTTGCAACAGCAAATGGCCGAAACAAAGGTCAAGCTGGCCGGAAAACAAGCCGAGACGCAACAGAAATTAAAATCGAAGGAACTTGCCGAAATTCAGAAGCGGCGGCACAAAGACACGTCGTTTGTTGCCGATCAAAAAAGGCAAAATCTAAAGGCCGTGGCTGATATTGCGCGGGGAGCGAGACAACCGCTTGGGGAAAAGTAGAGGGTGTTATGCCCGAATACTCTGCTTTTGAAATGTCTGAGATGCGCCAGAAACAGATGGTGGAACAAGCCGTCAAGAAATCTGGCGTGTCGCAAGAAAAAGAGTTTGATAAAATTGAACTCAAGGCTGATAAACAACGCATCCATGAAGCATTGAAAAACTCGCGCGGTCATCACACGATAAGAGTTGGGAGTAAATTGCCATGAATATCTGCGTCCAAGCAATTCCCCACAAAGAACAATTTTACAACACTGTTGGAGATTGGCGTTGGGACAAGGAGGGAACACTTCAAATCCGGGTTTCAAAAATGTCAGACTGGCGTTACGAAGCCTGTGTTATAATTCACGAATTGGTCGAGGCGGCTCTTTGCAAATACTCAGGTGTTGGACAAAAACAGGTGGACAGATTCGATATTGCCTTTGAAAAAAATCGCAAGGAGGGCGATGAAAGTGAGCCGGGCGATTCTCCTGAAGCTCCCTATCGCACGCAGCATTGCATCGCAACTGGTGTTGAAAAAATCGTCGCCGCGTTTCTTGGAGTGGTTTGGAAATCCTACGAATCTGAAATCAACGCCTTGTGAAACCAACAAAAGAAATCATCGCCTTGGTTGCGGACACGGGTTTGTTCATCCATGTCGCGCGTCGGCTCGCCCGTGAGTATAAAAAAGTCCTATTTTGGTCACCATGGGAAACAGCGTTTCCGAAGTTCAAAGACGATATTGTGGGCGACGGTTATGAAGAAATTATCCGCGTCGAATCCGTTGAATCCGTGCTGGACGAAATTGATTTGGCCGTGTTCCCCGACATCGGTTATTCCGACCTGCAACTTCAACTCATCAAGCGCGGCATCCCGGTCTGGGGTTGCCGCAACGCCGATGAACTCGAAGCCCGACGCGGGAAGTTTCTTGAAGTGCTGAAATCACAGACGAATTTGCCCGTTCCAAAGTGCGAGAAAATCAAGGGCGTAACCAATCTCCGGTTGTTCCTCAAAGACAACCCCGACCAATACATCAA